GCTCTGTATTTCTTTACCCCTGCTTTAGTCATTCCCGCCCCACTTTTGGTGGAGCGGAAATATTTTTTAGTTTTAGGTGGTTGCTTATCTGCCATTAGCCTGAATATATAATTGAGATTGAGGTAATATTAGTAAGATTACAGTGAACTTTATCTGTAAACCTTATACCCTCATCTCCAATATATGTTTCAACCATCGCAGTAGCACTTCCAGGTGTATCAATATCAAATCTGGTTTCACCACCTGTTCCATCTTTCAGTAAAATGGTTCCTGCAGAACCTGCACAAACAGCATGAACTGCTATGACTCTAGCAGGGCCATCAGTCATATTACCATTAGATGTTCTTTTAGCTGTTTTATATCCAAACATAAATTACCCCTTACTGAGTATCAAACGGTGTAGCAATAGATCCTGTTGAGTTAAGTAAACCTTCAACATAATAAAGATTTGCTGCTACTGCTGTGAATTTAACGTATGTGCCTTTTAATCCACCAGTAGTTGCTACTGATGCACCTGCTTCACCATTAAGATTCATTTCATTGTTTGCTGTAGCGGGTACAAATTGTTTACCTGATACGGAAGCATCAATTCCAAGTGTTACCATTCCAACAAACTTATCGTCTGTGCTTGCAGTTTTAATTGTACCTGTGAAATCATCTATGAAAAGAATTTCAAAAGTAGTTCCGATTGTGCTTGGGTTGTTTGGATCGCTGCCTGGACCTGATGAAGCACCATCTGCTTGTGCAATAATTGCAGGTATTGTAATAGCTGTAGGTGTCCCTATAGGATCGAATGTTAATAATCTTCCTGCATGATCAGCGACAGTTAGATTTGTTGCTGCTGTTAAAGCAGGAACAGCTCCTGGACCAATTGATTGAAATCCATTTTTGGATCTGACTGGTCCGTCAAATGTAGTGTTAGCCATGTTAAACCTCCTTGGTTATATAGACCTTAATTACACAATCTCTATATCGTCTGTCTAGCTCAGTTTGTGTAATTTTAAATACTAGAAATTAAAATATGACATAAAAAAAGGGCGGAGTCAAAGACAACCGCCCTTAATAGAGGAGGAAATAGATATGATCTATTTGTTCAATTAAGAACCTTGTGAACCATATACACAACGAGGATCAGAAAAGCCGAAGCTATATCTTTCTCTTGCTTTGTATCTTACATTACCTGTATCGAAGTCACCTTCCATAGCTGTTGATAATGGTGTTCTAACAAATTGCTTAAATCCATTAGGTGCATCAGTTTTGAGGAAATACGCATCGTTATCTGTTAAATAGTGATTAACAGTATAACTTTCAGGTATCATGCTCATGTTTCTTAATGCATTAATGTCATTGTCAGCTGTGCCTACACGACCAGGGGTGTTTAGGACTCTATCTGCAACAAATTGTAATTGAACAGGAATAATTAATTTTCTTGCTCTTGTTGCGATTAATAAGCCTCTTTCATCAATATACTGAGATACATCAATCAGTCCCTGCTCTAATGAAGTTTCATTAAGATCAGCGTCTGTTGAGTTTCTATTGGAGAAAGTTCCACCAAGTGCTGTTGGGTGAGCTGCGTTTATAAGTGAAACGCCATCACCACCAGGATTAGTTCCTGATGCACCTGAGGCTGCAAATGCAGTGTTAAGAACATCTGCTGCTTTGATCTGCTTTGTATAAGCCATTGATCTTGCTAATGCTCTTGTGTATCGAGCAGATAGTCTATCATATAGATTATCTTCTACAGCTTCTTCAGTGATAGCAAATGCTAGTGCTATAGTTTCGTGTGTATAGCGAGATGTAAAGCTTTCTTGAGCTTGATCAAAAGTGACCGCTGCTCCCTCTGCTTTTGTTCTTGCATTACCGAAACCAACTAACATTACCTCTTCTTCAAAAGCTCTTTCAGATGATTCTGTATCAAAGATTTCTGCATGTTCGTTTTCGTACTTATCGTACTCCAGGCCAAATAAAGCATTTAGTCCTGGCTCTAACTCTTTAACGAGTTGTTGTCTTGAAATTGCCATTATTTATGCTCCTTATACACCTGTGGTATCAGTTAATGAATGTAAGTTGATCTTAACGATAATTGAGGCATTAGCTGCTGTGTAATCATCATTATCTGGATCAGTAGATAAACTTACTACTCTGAAGTTTGCACCTGCTGCGGTTGCAAATGATGCACCGTCAAGTGAAACGCCTGATACGCCACTGTTTGTTGAACCCGCTGCGTAGGTTGCAATGTTTGCATTTATACCTACTTGGGCCTGTCCACCATTTGTATCGTTGATCTTTACTTCAAATAAAGCATCGGGATCATCGAATACAAAAGCTTTCATGCTGTCGGCGGCTACGCCACCTGGATAGAAATTTGAGAAGGTTGGTTTTTTTGTCGTTGGATCATCGTAAAAACAACCGTTGAAAATCCCTATCAACTCAGCACCTTTAGTATTTCCTCGGGAAATAGAACCATTTGCATTTAATACAACTGGATCCCCTTGGAATATTGCATTGGTTTCATTGTTAGCAATTACGTATTCGTTTGAGGCACCTGCATTATATCCTGCGCCTACTTGCTTAACAGGTCTAAAACCAAAGACACTATTTATATTAGTCATGTTTGACTCCTTATGTCTAAGTTGTTAATAAACGACTTAAGGAAACTACTTTTTGCCGCCTCCGAAAGTCACCTTACTTTGCCTATCAGCTGTGATAGGCATACTAGGGTGTTCGTCTTTGAATAAATCATTTTCAACTGATTCGCTTTGTCCTTGTGTTTGGCTTCGGAAGTATTCGTCACGATCTTCCTTAACTTCTATCGGACACCTCATCAGTATTAGTCCACCAACTCCTATTACACCTTTATATTTACCCTCTTCATATTTAGGTAAATCCATTCTGTCGGGATATGTATCTGCCCTAACAAATTCATATCCTGATCGAAGTCTGCCCATGACATTTTTATCATCGGCAACACCTCTAATTTCAGCTCGAACCCACCGATGATGAAAACCTTCGGGTGGCTCTGGTGCCTGAAGTGATGATGGAGGGACCCAACCTCTTTTACGAACTGTATTTTCACGGGTTTCTTTCGAGCGCGAAGTCTTATTTGTTTTAGTATCTGTCATTTATGCCTCCTTCACGTGTTTAGCATATTGTTCTGGCGTCACCCCGAGTTTTCTAGCCATTGCGACTTGCGAGGGACTCAATTTGACAATTCTACGCCCAGTTGTTTTTGTGCGTGTTGCAGAGGCTACAGGTTGAGCGACTTTTGTAGCTTCTGGACTTGCCCCAAACTTATTGGGGAAGTAATCACGAAGTCTTTTATCTAGTTGATCATAGTATAAATCAGTCTTCGGATCAACCTTTTCATTTAACACAAGACTCTTATGAATTGATCTAGCAGCCTCAGTCATAACTTCATCTTCTCCAAACCAATCATTTTTTTCTGCCCATTCAACTGCTTTTGGATCTGCTTTAGGTCTAGGTTGATATGTTTCTTGTTGATTTTGTACAACTTCTTCTTGTTTAGGTTTTTCTTGTTCTGCTATTTGTTTTGAATACTTAATTCTTTCAGAGTCAATCGTAAGTTTTGCGATTTCTTGATTTGCTTCAATTTGACTTTCCACATCTCTGTTAGCAATAGCATTTTTTAATTTATTTTTAGCTAAATCAATTTGATTTTCTACTCTTGTTCCAAACTCATCAATATAATTTTTATCTAAAGTTTCATATTTATTTTTGATATCTTTAGATTCCTTTTGTACACCTTGAGCATAAATAACTGCAGCTTCTTCTCTTCTTTCAGCTTCTCTTAATCTTTTTGTAAGTTTATCAATTCTTTTTTTGACAGATTGAGAGTACTCAACAGTTTCGTCTTCTTTAGGTTTTTCTGTTTGAGTTTCTACTTCTAAGGCTTCTTCTACTACAGGAGTTTCTACTTTTTTTACATTATCCTCATCAAGAGTTACCTCTAAAGATTCACCTGAGGTATCAATAGGCACTGTTTTATCTTCTTGCATGTTTTATCTCCTTACATGTTTAGGAAATCCTCAGGATCATCAATAACCCCTAAGACTTCATCATCATTCATTAATCGCACCTCTCCCTCTTCTATTTTTATTCTTGAACCTGCGTATTTTCCAAAAATAATCCAATCTTTTTCTTTACACCAAGCACCGTTTGGAAAACGATCTTTATCGTTATAAGCATCTGGTCCAACTTTTAAAACTAAACCAATACTACTTGCTATTTGTGATTCTTCTAAAGATTGATCGGTAAGAATTATACCGCCTTTTGTCTTCTCTTTCCTTTTATAAGGTAGAACTAATATTCTCCAACCTGTAGGCTTAGGAAGTTTGTCAATTATCGACTCCTTCATCGTTATGCTCCATTCTTTTTAGCAACAAAATAAGTTCATTATTTATTTCGTTGTAGGCATGGTGCTTTCCCACCATGAGTTTATATTCTTCCCAATCTTTTACTCCTGAACTTAAGTATAAACTAATGTCGTTTTGTTTAACTTTCAAGATTTTTTTAAGATGGTCACAAAACTTAATTATGTCCATTAAGCCATTTCTACCATTTTAGATAAATGTTCACATCTTTTTTTAGTTTGTTTTCTCCATCTAGAATCTTTCATGTGCATTGCTGCCATAGGCCAATCTTTTTCTTTTAAGCTTGTCCACATATTGCGGAACTGTTTGACACCTGTTTTTCCCAGTTGAAAGACCATTTCGACCAAGACCTCTTGTATTACCTGTGGTAAATCATCATGATCACCAATGTTCTTTATTATTAATTCATCAGCTCCTGCAGCAGCTCTATTAAGATCAATATCAAATAATTCGTCTGCTTCTTCTTGTGTAATTTTTACTCCAAGTTGAAATCTTTTTCTTTCATGTGCCTGGACAAGGTGGCCGATCCCAACTGTAAGTTTTCCTAGGCTGTCATCATAGGGTTCTAAAACACACCCTTCGTGTGATTTAACTCTATCTCTTAAATTTTTTGTAATTTCAATCATTTTTCCCAATGTTCTCTCTCCTCATGGTTATAGGCTAGACTTATCTAAATCTAGCAGTTTTTTTTGCAATAGTTTTAGGCTGTTTTACAAATTGTTTGCCTCTCTTTTTACCTTTTCTCTTAGCTTTAGTTGTAGCTGCATACTCAGCAGGTGTCAATGATTTGATAGCAGCTTCGGGTAAATATCTTTCTCCCGTTTTAGCAGAGGGCTTACCTGACTTAGTACGCCATTTTTGTTTGCCCCAATCCTTAAGACTTTTTTGTGATTTCTTAAGAGCCATTAATATTTTAGACTTATGTGCCCCACAGCTCCTGCAGAATCTGCACCGTTTTCAGCCCAAAGTTTTAAAGTTACAGTTGTTTTATCAAAATTAGTTTTTAGTGTAAACTTTTCTGATTGTCCTGTTGCTACTCCTGATTTGTTATGATCAGAACCCGCAGAAGTTTTTACTTCCATTTGCCAGGTCGTTCCGTCTGGATCAGTAATTGTTCCTGTAACATCTACATCCCATCCACCTGTAGTAAAATCTTTTTCAATTTTTACATATCCTGTGTCGTCTAAAGTAAATTTTATAGTTGATGTGCTACCTAATAAATTATCAGGTAGTTCGTTTTCTAGTATTGTCATTATTTTTTACCTATCGCTTTCTTTAATGTTTTTGCTTGTTTAGCATGTGTCTTAGATGCTTTCTTCAAACCCTTAATTACTTTTTTTACTTTTTTCATACCAGGTTTAGAAACTTGTTGTGCCATTTGAGATCTTGATATTGCCATTAGCTTTTATATCCCCCTCCTTTTTTCTTATACTGAGAGGCTAACATTTGTGCCTTCCTAGCACTCCACTGTCCAGGATTTCCACCTTTTCCACCTGCTTTAATTCTGTTGAATAAAGCTTTTCTCATAGTGGGTTTTGTATAATTACCTGCTTTGTTTACAGTGCTTTTACTTTTGGT